TAGACATGGACCTTCCTCCTTTGCCAACTAATCCGATTTCCCATTTTCTAACCCTACCTTCAAGACTCACCAAGTTCACCTGGAAGTACATCGTCGACAAGCATCCATATAGCGAGATTTCCCTTGAGGATTTCAAGCGTGTGGCTTGTGCTTCCGAAGGCTGGCGTTTTGTGGAACGGTTGGACTACAAGTACAACATTCTCACTGGTTTCTCCAACGTCGACGAGTTTGTCAAAGAAGCTCTTTACTTCCACGACGAGCAACTTTACGAGGATCTCAAGGGTTACACCAAGGTTCCAAGGATTGGCCGCGCCTATCACAGTCTTCTCAAGTACGCTGGTCCGACCATTTACAAGTCCAACGTTTTTGACGATCGCATGAGGGCGATTTACGATCACAACTTGATGGAATTGGAAGGCTCTTTCAACACTGTGGGGATCTTTGATGTGGCTCAAGCTGTTCTCAAGATTCCACTTAATACCAGTGCTGGCATTTCCTTTCCAGGCAAGAAGAAGGGTGAGGTGCTGCAGGAGGCTCACGACAAGGTGCAGTGGATGATTGGCGAGTGGAAGGCTGGTCGAGTGGTCAAGCAAGTTCCGTGCAAGTTAGCTCTTCGTGGGCATTTGTCGGAGGTGGACAAGAACAAGACTCGTTGTGTCTGGGTTAGCCCAGTCGAACACACGATCCTCGAGAATATGTTCTTCCGCGGCTTCTACTACCAGATTTTCGCTGGTCTTCACCACCAGAGGCGTTACATGACCGGCAAGGATACAATTTTCCGTTTGAACAACTATCTGTCCGAAGATACTGGTTCAAGTTTCGTGAACACGGATATTTCTGGTTGGGACTCTCTCCGTTGCCGTTTTGTTCTCCAAGACATTTTCCATCGCGTTCTCAAACCCAATATCCGCATGACCGAGGATTGGCATGAGTCCGCTTTCGATTATCTCGTTGACGCCTTTATTTTTACCCATCTCTGCTTGCCGGACGGTACCGTTTTCAAGAAGATCGGAGGTGTGCCGAGTGGTTCTTTTCTCACTCTGCTCGTCAATTCGATGGCCGTTTGGAATACATGTTCCGCCGCTGCCAAGTATGTCGACATACCATTCTACGACGAAAGAGTACTCGGAGACGATTTCTGCTACAAGACTGACCATATGGAACAAGACCAGCTCGAGCTTTCAGTTCACGACTTGTCCGAATGCGTTTTTACGTTTTTTGGACTTGTTATAAAGCCAGAGAAGGTTGTTGCAACGAACGTGCTTAACGACCGCAAGTTCATTGGTTACCAGGTTCGGAACGGCAGACTTTTCCGAGAAGATCGAGAATTGTTGTTGGGCATGCTCCACCCGGAGTCACCGGTCAAGACTATAGATGTATCCTTTACTAGAGTCTTTTCGTTTATGATTTTGGGTGGTTTTGGTTCTTCGGTTGTTTCACGTTTTTACGAACGTTTCTTAGGTGGTTACAAAGTTGAGTTGGATCGTTTGGGTCCTGATTTGTTTCGTCAAGATGTGTTAAAGCATGGGAACCTCCGAGTTTTTAAGCACGTTTTTAAAGTAGATTTGGAGCAGTTTGATGGGTTCGACATCGACTCTTTTCGAGAATTGTTTTCTTCTAAAGTTCCTTTCTTTCTCACTTTTGGCGCAAGGTTCCTGTTGGAAACCTAATAAAC